CCGCCAGCCTCTGCGCTTCCGCCTGCTGGGCTGCGGCAATGTCGCGGGCGCCCAGCCCGGCGGCAGTCTCAAACCCAGCAGATCGAAGCTGCGCCGCTGTGCGGGCTGATTGTTCCAAAGCCGCCCGGTTGGTTTCGGCTTCCGCCACACCTTGGCGTGATCCACCAAAAGCCCGTGCCGCCACCGCCCGAGCCGCACCCTGGCCCTGGGCGACTTGGCGCGAACGCTCAATATCCGCCAGGGTGGTGTCGATCACTTGCTGGGTGTAAGGGTTCTGATAGCCCTCCATCGCCTGCGCCACTGTTTGGGGCTGATACGCCCCCACTCGGCGGGCTAATTCCTGGGCCTGGGCAATAGTTGGCTGCGCTGCGGTGGCGGCTTGGCCAAACTGCGTGAAAGCTTGCTGCTGCTGCGGCGTAAAACCCGCCACCAGTTCGCCAGTATATGCTTGGTAAGGCCGATCAGCCGCCGTCTGTGCCCGGCCATAAACATCCAAGGCGCGGGCCTTGAACTCAGGGTCAACACTCTGAGTTTGGGTCTGGGATGTGGTCTGCTTTCCGCCGCCCTTACTCATGGCGTGATCTCCTTGGAAACTGTGGTCATTATACCTGTAAATCCTTGTGCTTTCAAAGCACGAACCCACCCAGGACGCCCGGTGCCGGTCAGTTTAGTACACCCAAAAGACCGCCCATAAACAACCAATGATGGGATCATATCGACTATTTGCTCCAACCGCCCGCCAACCAGCCAAGCGTGAAGCACGGAAAACTTCGGATATTCGATAATCTCGGTGACGATGGCGGCTTCCGGCGCGGGCCAGAAGGTGAACCGCCCTTCTTTTACACCAGCCTTAACGTCCGCCAGATCGTGCGTATTCCCGGCGTAATCCAAGGCATCTTGGAGCCAGCCGGAACACCGCTCAAATTCAGCATCTAATGGCGTCATAGGGACGAAGCCGAAATCACCCCGGAATTGGAAACCTCGATGCTCCATCGGGTTCCATCCGGGGACTGAAGGATCAGCCGACCAGGGGACACTTCGACATCGCGGTTCCGCTTGTGGTTTTCCGCATCGGCGCGCTCAATCAAAGACCGCACCGTCTGATCGTCAATCTGAGAATATATTGGGCGAGCCTGGGGCAACCTCAACGGCGTGACCCCGGCTGTGCGTTGAGCCGGAAGTTACCAACCCGCCAATCGCCTAACTCTACTGCCTCCACCCGGAAGGAAACCTGGCGGGCGGAGAACCGGACATCGGTGTACTGGGACGAAATGGTGTAAGGCCCATATGTGGTTTCTGTCCCTTCCGGGGCAAACCGGGTCTTGAACTCCACACTCACGCTACCCTGGCTGCGCTCGTCAGGGACAACCTGTTTGGCGACCATAATCTGATCGCCATTCCCCAACTCAATCGGCCCGGCTTCAGCGTAGAGAGTGGCGCCGTCATAGTTATAGCCCACTTCATGGTCATAGAAATAACCAGACGGATCGAACAGAGCCGGGTTCTGAAATACGCCATTGGAAATACCAGTGGTGCGGGCAATACTACCGATCATCCAAGTATTTTCGTGGTAATTCCACACCACATAACTGTCGCACTCAGACGAGCCTTCAGACGGGTAATGCCACCAAACCTCTTCATAATCCACATTTACCCAAGCCGCTATCTTGGCGGTTTGGTTGTAATTAATGTTGCGGAAAATATAGTCGCTGACGGTTGAGTCTAGTTTCTTCACCGTACCGTCAAAAAGATAGAAGGCGCCATCACCCATCCAAACGGCGCCATTATCCAAGCTAACAGAAGCCTGGGGGCTGATAACCCCGCAACCAAACCCAATCCGCTCAAAACCATATACGAACGGCGGACCCTGATAGACCGCCAAATGGGCATCGGTGGTTGTCAGCAACAAGGTGCCATAGCGTGTGCGCTCCCCGCAAACCAAGTTACCAGAAGTCGCCAACTCATAATCGCCCGCTTGGTTTGTCGCTGCTGGCGTCCAAGTGGTGTTGTCTTCCTGATCTGACCATTGGACCTTGCGGCCATTACCATCAGCGCCCAAGGCAAACAGAAACCGCTCGCCGGTTACAATGATGGCGTTATTGTTAGTTGGCGCATTCGTGATAATCGCAGCCCGCGTAGAAGCACCTAAATCCCATTCGTAAATACTACCTTCGTCAGACCGGCACGCCACCAAATATTCGCCCCAGTTGTCCAAGACCCAGGTAGATGCGTCAAGAATACCAGCCGCACTCAACTGAGGACGCGGTGTGCCATAGGTGCTTGAACCATAGGTCCAAACACCATAGCCCACAGCGTTTTCGCTATCCGTGCGCCCCACGCTGATTTCATACTTGTAAGTCGCGCTGCCTTGATTGGTTTCGGTGGTGGATGCGTTGCTGGAAGCCGTCACCGTATAGGCATTGGCGTTAGTAACGGTCACAATGTAATCGCCAGATAGCGTAATCCCGCTCGACCCAATAGCCGTACCAGAACTGAAGTTAGCGGTGTCGCCGGTTGTTAGCCCGTGGCTGGTATCCGCCACAGTAACAGTAGGCGAGCCAGAAACTGTGCTGAAGGCGTTAGACAGAGAACCCGTTTCACGGATCGGCGTGATATTCTGCGGCGCCGTATTGGCCTTCAAAGCATACAGCTTCGCCGCACCGCCAGCCGCAATAACCGTATCGCCATCGTTCTCGCGCCAAGCATGAGAACCACGCATAACGCCAGTAACCTGAACGTTCACATAAGAACCGCCAGACGCATACTGACGCTTCCGCCACCCACCAACAGGCTGCAACGTGCCTTCAATCCACCGCACCAGATTGGAATCGTACCACCGCCCGGCGGCTTGGTATTGGGTCCCCTGGCGATAAATCCCCGGCGGGAGTTTAAGCGGAATATACGGCATTGCGCTTCACCGCTTCCATTTCAGAATGGATTGGACCGTCTTGGTTTCGTAAATCCGAATTGCGGTCCAGATTATTGTAAAAGCCGCCGCACTAGCAGGCAGAACCTGAGCCAATGTCCCGATCATCGTGGCCACTGAAATGGCGTCCACAACGTGTTTGGCGGTTTCGTTGTGATCTAGCGCCATGGTTCAGCCTTCTATCAATTTCTGCCCGCTAAAGGCCAGAAGCATTTGCCCGGTTTGTTCATTTGACCGGACCATTTCATTCCGAAAACTTTCCACCGCTGCGCCCGTCTGGCGCTGTTGCTGGCTGTTTTCGATCATCAAAATGGGAAGCCAAGCCATTGAACAAGCCCACTCATCCACTTCCTTGCCGGTATTTGGATTGGTCCCACGCACCTGAATGAACCAGGCGCAATCCAACTTCCGGCAGGGGTTAAAGCCATCTAGCGGGCAGTTATGTTTGGCTTCGATCTGCATCAGTCTTTAGTCGCCAAGATGACATCGACGTAAGAAACGGCGAGATTGATAGCGGTGCCGGTGAAGGTGTGGGTGTGGGAACTACCACCACCAGTAGCGTCACTGGTAAATGTGTGAGTATGTGCCCCAGTTGTATTTGTTGTAAAACTTGTGTTTGCAGAACTTGCCGCAACAATACTATACGCCAAATCACTCGCGATATTATTTACACTTGAACCAAAACTCCCAGAACTTGGCGAGGAACCAAATGGATAATGAGAGTGATCGCCATTACTAGCTGTTGTGCCAGCATGAGTATGGCTAGGAATTTGGTTTGTCGTAAGTGTTGTATCACCAACCGTACCAGCCACTGCCTGAGAGGCGAACGCAGTGGAAAACGCCACACTACCGCCAGAACTGGCGGAACCAGAAACAACCCGAAGCGCCTTATCATTATGCGTGGTTGATTTCGTCCAGCCAGTAGGTGCCGCCGTCTGGGCAAACAACATCACCGTGCCAGATGGGAAAGCGTCAACCTTAGCTGTCACCGCTGGTAGTGTTAGCGTATTGCTACCCGCTATCGCTGTTGCCTGAAGATTGATACTGCCAGAGGTAGAGCCAACAAACTTAGCCAAGGTGCCAATTTTAATACTTACCGCCGTACCGCCACCATTAGCCGCAAAAACAGCATCAATCAGGTCCATATCGGTATTCAACTTACCGCCCCAGCTATCGGCAGAAGACCCAACTTCCGGCTTCGTTAGCCCCAGGTTGGTGGTGGTGGTATCAGCCATTTATTGCACCCTTGTCCATGTCTCAGCGCCATCCGGTATCGCTGTCCAAGTATTAGACACCGGGGCTGCTGGGGTCCAAGCCTCTGAACCATCTGCAATCGGTGTCCATATTGTAGCGGAATCAGCCGATTGGGTCCATATTTCTGTGCCATCTGGAATGTTTGACCACTTGAGAATGGCCGATACTTCCATGGCTCCAGAGGCAGAAAAAGCCGCTGCCCCCGAAACAACCATCTGGCCGGCAACAGATAGGCTCCCAATGCCTTCTATCGTCACCGCGCCCAGGTAAACCACCACCCCGGAAGCCGTTACATCCGCCACCCCATCTATGGCGACAGCGCCATTTTGGATGCGCTGGGCAGTGGCGGCTAGATCACCAACCCCGTCTATGGCGACCTGGCCCTGCTGTATACTTTGGGCTGAAACCGCAAGATCGGCGATACCATCAATCTGCGCCGCCCCTGCCGCTGTTATATTGGCCGAAACGGCTAAATCAGCCGTGGCGTCAATCGCAACCTGACCCTCAACAATCGCCCCAGATAGCGCCGCGAATGGGGTCTGGGCGAAGGTTGAGAAGCCAAACATTTGTTAAACCCCTAAAGCGACCTTGATTTCATCTGGCGTTGCAGCCGTATCAATCGCCGTCTGCATGGCGGAATACTTATCACGAATTGCCTGACGCGCAGCTTCTGCTGCCACAGCATCAACGCCAGGGATTTGCTTCATGATGATTTCATCATGCGGCTTGAACTCCTCCGCACGGGCCGCACGGCGCATATCATGCGCGATGGCCTTGGCCTTGATTATGTCAATTCGGATCATTGATCTTCCTCCACATAGGTCCAAGCCCCCCGAAACAGACGGTCTGACGGGATGTCAGCGACATCCACGATCTTGTATGGCTTACCCTTCGGCACATCCTTGGCGGCGATTTCCTCAATCGTCAGACCGCATTCGGGGGCTGGAATAATGATAGCAACTCCGCCTTCGTCTGTGGGAAATATGATGCGAGAGTTCATGGTTGGCTCCTAACGGAAAATAGCGACATGAACTTGAGTCGCGTCATAAACATTAGTTGATGCTGTTTGCCCCGATACAACTTTGCAAGATGTTGTATTTACCGGATAAGTCGATAACTGCCTATCACCAATGGCGTTGTTTGCCTCCCCAGCGGAACCCACCACAGCATAATTCGAATCCGGCATTGTAAATGATAAATTTATTGTATATTGCCCAGTTCCATTGTCGGTTAAACTTGTAACCCCAGCACTACCCCTAATAGCAATCGTCCCCGTCCCATTAAAATTCACCCAAGCCCGGCATCCATACGCGGTGGCAACGGAGCCGTAGCCGGAGTTGAATTGAAGGTTGCCGCTAGTGTCAAGGCGCATACGTTCAATGTCGTTAGTACCAAACAACATTGGGGTGTTACTCTGGGTAAGCAAATAAGTATAATTATCTCCTGCGCGCATATCTATTGCGGAAGCGGTACCGCCGCCACCGCCAGTATATTCGGCTCTAAATTTACCAATATTAGCCCCAGATGTGTCAGTGGTTATTGAACGGACAGTCTGGGTTCCTGAACCACTTACATCTAATTTGTAACCCGGCGAACTCGTCCCAATCCCCAACCTGTTATTAGTATCATCCCAAAACAGATTACTATTGTCCTGGCTATATACCCCAGACGCGCCAGCAAACACCACAGAGCCAGCGGTGAAGGCTGTGGGTGTGCCGGTGCCGCCATTAGCTACCGGCAACGTGCCAGAAACATGGGTTGTTAGACCAATCTTACCCCAGCTTGGAGCCGTACCAACACCACCGGAAATCAGCGCGCTGCCAATAGCAACGTCAGCCAACTTAGAAAGCGCCGTGGTGCCGCTGGCATAAAGCAAATCACCAATGGTGTAAGATGATTGCCCCGTACCGCCATTTGCGGCGACCAATGTGCCGCCAAGAGAAATGGCGCCATAAGAAGCCGTTGATGGCGTCAGGCCAGTAGAACCCCCATCAACCGAAGTAACCGTCCGTGAAGCTGGCAGAGTAATAAAGACATCCTTAGACCCAGCGCCAAAATCAACCGCGCTTCCGCCATTACTGGAAGAAAGGATCGTGGTGCGCGCAAGAGTGGATGGGCTGGTGAAGGTTGCAATACCAACCTCCCACCCAACCCCACTCTGGTCAGCAATGGTGTAATAAGTCGTGTCGCCTGTATCTAAAACGGAATCAAACGTGCGAAACCGATCAACTGCACCAGCCAGCGTGAAGTTACCCGTGCCAGTGGTGGTGGACGTTTCTCTTACACGATCCGCAATAACAAACGCCATTTCACCAACCTCTATTCAAGCGTGATGTCGAGATCACCAGCCGGGATACGGAATACATCGCCGGAGCCAATTGTCTTGGAAACCGTCAATTCGCCGTAAGCCAGCATATTGCCGGAAGTCAGCGCATCAAAAACCGCCACATAGGTAATGGTTCCCCAAGACCCCGTTGCCGCGTCAAACTCAACCGCGCTGCTATTAGTGCTGGCGTTGCCGCTGGTGGTCATTGTGACCGCCTTGCGGGCGTAACCATTGCCAGAGACTTCCGTGCCGCCACCGCCCTCGCCAGGCGCCGCCGTAAACAGACCAAGGTAGAGGCTCCCAGACGGCGAAGAAAACGCCGTGCCGGTGAACACATAGGCCATGATCTTGTTTTCAAGATAGTTGGTGAAGGCGTTTGTTGTCATTAGCCAAAACTCCTTGCCCGCATCCGAAGGGCGCTGGTTGCCATCCGGCTCCGCTCATCGGAAACCTTCAGATCGTTAAGGCACCGCTCATAAAGCGTTCCCCAGGTAGAAATACGCTGATCGTCCTGTAAATAGGGCGCAGCCTGCAAAAGCGCGCCATATAGGTACAGATCAGGCGAATCCGTCAGAAGCCAATTCGTTGTATTGGAAACCGAAAGCGCGGGGATCGTGGCGTAATAGGTCAACTCGCCAGTATAGGCGGACCCGCTATCCGGCGCCGGGACAACCTGAAACTGCTGGCCAATCTGCGTATAATAGATCGGCTTGCCGGTGGTCCCGTTGGCACCCTTCAAAAGCGCCGCTTGGTCTGGCGAAACGAACTCCATTACCGTGATCGGGTTTGTGTTAATCTGGTAGCGGATGCTTTCAAGCCAATCAGCCGGGACGGCGCTGTACTCGCTATCCAGCGTCGCCGTAGCCCGCTCCACCATGCGCCTGTGGCGGATGTTCCGGTTGAACTGCGCCTCCGCCAAGGTGATGAAATCAGGAATAACCGCCGTCAAATCGGACCTATTCAGCCAATCCCCGATAGAAGCCTGGAGGGTGGAATAGTTGGAAATCGCCATATCTATTCACCCCTTGAAGCTGCCGCATGGGCACAGGAAAACTCAAAGCCCCCGATATGGCGCACCTGATGGCTGATATCGTGGTCTAACATCACCTTAAAACCTGTTTCCCTGGCTGACCGGCAGAACCAGATGTCCTCTCCGCTATATACACCATTTTGATAGTGAATGAAAAACCATGGTTTCGGCATTTTCTGGAAAACTTCAGCCTTGATCAGCATTAGCCCCATGCCGATAGCTGCCACCGATTCCAGCCCCGTATCGTTCTGCTCCGTGTAAACCCGCTCGGTGGTGGTATCGTCACGGAAAGCCACCGACTGAAGGGGAAGTTTACGCGTGCTGTAATTAGCCGCGACAATCGCCTCATCGCGCTGCAACAGCCTGAAGATGGCGTCCTTTGGGAACCTCATATCAGCGTCAATAAACAGGATATGCGTGGCGCCTGCATCCAAGGACGCCTGCGCCAGTTCCTGCCTTTGATTAACGATCAGCGTCCCTTGGTTCTGGAACAGAAGCACCCTGTCCCTGGTTGCCGCCGTATGGGCCGCAACGCACCGCGCCAAGTCAAAGGCAAACCCGCTGTCCACCACATCGCGGCAGGGGACACAGACTGACACCGTTGCCTGCATTACACGCGCCCTGGCCTTGTTCTAAAAAACCTATTCGAAGGATCATTTAGCCATTTCTTCATGGCAACCGGATCATCCACAATACCCTTCATCTTCAAATCATAAAAAACCGCCAGCGGAATGGATGCCACCTTGTTCCATTCACCATAACGCCCGTGATCTTCATTGAACTGCGCCTTATTGGCGTCAATAATTGCAGACACATCCTGGCGTTTTTCAATAATCGCCGTGTCTGTGGTGTCATCATAATGCCAGTAAGAAGAAATCCCACTTACCGGATCAATGTTGAAAATCTTGTCAGCCATAAGCCACCTTTTAGGTGGGGCTGGCAGTCACCCGCCAGCCCCGTTGCCATTACGAAGTCGTCAGGTCAGCAGCGATACCATGCGCGGCTTCCTGGCGAACCATGAGGCCGTATTCGCAAAGCATCATACGCTTTTCAGCGTCGCCGGTCTTCGCCAGGTCCATGGTCTGGATCGGACGCAGGATCGCCGTCGCCGCGTATTCCGGGTCAAGCACGAAAGCATCGCGCTCACGCTGGAAGCGGTTAGGCACCACAGACACCGCGCCGAAGTCAGACACATAAACGTCAGCCGCACCGATAATCACAGTCGGACGCGGAGTGGCCTGATTGTAGCGGATTTCGGCAATGCCAGCGAAGCCGCTGACGGTCTGCTTGTTGAACGGGCCGACCATCAGAATCTTCGGCGTACCGCCTTCGGTCCACACCTGGGCAATAACGTCCTTCAGGATGGTTTCCGTGAAGGTGCGCTGAGTGCCGTCAACGCGGGTAGCGTTCACCACACCGTTAGACACAGTCGGGTCAGAACCGCCAGCGCCCTTGTTGGTGTTGGTACGCAGGAAGGCAGGCAAGCCAGCCGTCTGACGCGCCGTGGTGTTGTTACCAGCGTTCGCGGCCTTGGACGCCAGCAGCGTGGCTTCCATGTCGCGCTTCAGTTCCGCACCGTTCTTCGCCATCTGATAGGCGAGTTCGGAACGGCGACCAGCCTTGTCCACGCTCTCCAGGGTGCCGGAGATAACAACCGTCTTACGGCTGATCTGCGTATAGTTACCCAGGCGAGAAGTGGCCGTCACGGAATCGAAGGACGAAATGTCATCGCCTTCAAGCGCCGCGTTGGTGGTGGAAGCCGCCGCCAGGCTGTCCGTCTGCCACTCGAAGAACGTGTTCTTCACGTTCACGCGGGCAGTGTTAGACTGGAACGGGGTTTCTTCCGGCGAGATGTTGTAGATCACATTCGCCAGGTCTTCACGGATGCCCTTGGCATCATAACGCGTGAAGGTGTTGGTAACGATAGTCATAGCCTATATCCTTTCAGAGAAGCGCCGCTAGAACACTAGCAGCATCGTTGACAGTCCCGGTTTTAGCGAGACGCTGCTTTGCACGGGTTACATCTGAAACACTTCTATTCCCCGGCGCGGACGCCTGAGAACCCGGCCTAACTGGACGCATTACCTGTTGAGGCTTAACCGCCGCCTGCGCCTTGCGCTGGCCTTGATCGTAAAGCATGGCTTTACGCAAGATCGCAACGTGTTCGGCCTTGTGCAAACTGTTGATCTCAACTTCATTAAGACCTTGGTTCGTCAGCCAATCACGAAGCTGCTTCTTGCCCTCAGTGGCAATTTTCTCATCCTTCCATTCGGGAATAACCTCTGGAAGGCGAGCCGCCTGTCCAACCAGAATGGCCTTCATCTGCTCGGCAGTCTGTTGCTCGAAAGTCTGGTTCAAACGATCCTGTTCAGCCTTTATCGCTGACATTTTCGCGACCCGGTCTTCCTGAACCTTTCGCCATTGCCGCTCCAACCGAGTAGCGTTAATCGGGTCTTCTTCATAAAGACGATCCCAATCAGGCTGCTGCTCGATCTGTGCGGTGGACTGCAACTGCTGCTGTAAGGCCCCTAGAAGCGTCGCATACTGCGCCCGCTCTTGCCGGATGGCTTCAGCTTCCGCATGGAACGCCTTGCGTTCTTCCGCCAGTTGCTGCGTCTTCCGGCTATAGTCCGCCTGCCGCGAATACCCCCGCGCCAATTCGTCAAGCGTGACCTCTACTTCCTCGCCAGCGACCTTTACTTTGATCGACTCGGGAAGCCTTTCGTGAGGTTGCTCTTCGCCCTGGGCTTCGTCTTCACTTTCAGCGGTTTCCTCAACGGTTTCGTCAGAAGCCTGCGCCTCTGTTGCCTCCGTTTCGGTGCCCTCCGCTTGCGCTTCGGGCTGCTGCGCCTCACCGACCTGGGTGTCACCGTCATCGGTGGCCAGAATATCGGCTATGGCATCTTGTGCCTGGTGGATGCCGATCCCTTGTACGGGGTTGCCGGACGATTCAGACATCAAACTTCATCCTCTCTCAAAAACGCCTTTCGGCGATGGCTGCGGCCACTTTTCCGCTATCAATAACGGCTTGAAGCGCCCGCAAGAACTCATGCATCCCACGCATTGTCGCGTGGATATACTTCTGGTCAGCCTCAAATTTGGCGACCTTCCATTCATCAAACAACTGCTTCTCGACCAATTCCACCGCCGCCTTCAGCGTCGGATCATTCATCAGTCGGAGAGCGTCATTCCCCGCCGCAATCTGGGAGGCAAAATCAACCATAAGGACCACCCGCCATAGAACCCGGCGCCATATTGGCCCCCATCACTTGCGGCACCTGTTGACGCTGCATCATCTGCATTTGACGCATCGCCTCACGATCCCGCTCCATGGAAGCCCTGATCTGCGCCACATCAATCTGCGCGCCATAACGGGCCTGCATTTCCGCAATCTTCACCATCAGATCGGCTTCCATCTGATCGCGCTGCAAGTCGTCCTTGCGGACCATTTCCTCACGGCGCAATTCCAATTCAGCCGCCTTCTTCTGAATGTCAGCCTGGATCGCCGCCATCTGCGCCTGGGCCAGCATTTCTTCCGGCGAAGGCTTAGGCTGCTGCGGCGGCATTGGCGGCATCTGGGCCGGATCGCTGAAGAACTGCGTGGCGTCCTTATATCCAGAAAGCGCCAATATCTGCACCAGGGTATTCCGATACTGCGCCAAGCTGACCAGCGGATTATCAATCCCCGCCTGCTGCAAAATCTGCTCCTGCTTGGCAAGAACCGTGGTCAACACCGCAACTTTTTCCTGCTCAGTCCCACCACCAAGCGCGATATTGATAATCACATCCATATTGGCGTCCCAACTACGCGGATCAACCGGCACAAACTGCCCACGCAACCGCACCATGCGCTCTGCGCGCTGGTTCTGGACCGCTAACTTCAGCAAGCCCGTGAATAGCCGCTTCATGCCGCTTTCCGCAAAGATACGGGCAATCAACTCAATCCGCTGCTGGGAAGCCGATACAGTAGCCGCAACCGCCGCGCGGGTAGAGGACTGCAAACTATCCGCCGCTAAGCCAGCAGCGGCCTTGGTGATGCCCGTGCGGCTTTCCTTCATGGCGTCCATGTAGTCCAACATCGGAAACGCCTGCTGGCCCACAAACGGCATAGAGAATGGCTGAACCATCCCCGGCGCCCGCATACGGATAACACCACCCACTTCCGTATTCAGCACATCGTCAACATTAACCTGACCCTCGACCACGCCAACACGCGGATGGATCGCAAGCGCCAGGCTGTCCAGCATATTCCGCTGGATGTTGGACTTGATAAGCTGAATGTCCATCACCTGATCGGCGACAGACAAACCAAAGAACGTATGTGGCTCAGGGTCCGGGCAGAACACCGCGAACGGAATCATGTCCGCCGGTTCATTCCGCATAACCTCATAGCCCTGGCCAACCGTGCAAATGCGGCGCAGTTCCGCAATGCCATCGCCATCCATGTCGATCCGCACATAGGACTCAACATAGAGAACCTTCTTCGCCGCAATGTCAGAACGGTTAGCGAGTTCAATGGTAGCCTGCGGATTACGAATAAACCGCTCCTCATTGTCCTCCAACTCGTCAACTTCATTGGCGTAAGGCTCAACCTCGTCCTTCTCATACCCCATCGCCACCAACTCGCTCACCGTGGCAATACGGCGATGGGCCACAATTGACGCATCATCCAGGCTGATAGCGTCGCGGCTCACCAGCAATTCTTCGGGAGGCACCGCTGCAATACGCAGCCGCCCTTTGTCTTCCCGGCGCACCACACGCACATCATACATGGCTGGCCCCGGCAGACCAGTTTGCGGATCGACATCACCAGCGTAAGCCACCATAACCTGAACATCACAAGAAGGATCAGAATTAAGGACCGCCAGCGCCGTATCATCCAAGCCACTCATATCAACGGTTTGCACTTCAACCTGGGAATCCCAAAAGAACTTGATAATCCCCATCTTCCGCACCAAGGCGTCCTTGAAGGCGGAATAGAAAATCTCAAAACCCGGATTGTCCCGCGTCAGCACATAATTGATGTAATCCGTCGCCTGCTCCGCCGCCGCCACATCTTCGGCGCCATTGGGGGCAAACTCCACAATCTTCTGGCTACCAAAGAACACACGCATCAGGCTCGGCAAGATCGCCTGAACCGTGTCCCGCACATCACGGCTAACAACCTGGGAACGCCCGTCTTCCTCATTCCCAAATGGCGCACCACGGTAATACTCAGTCGCCATCGCCCGCAAAGGCGAAATGGTGTTATCAATGTAATCCACCGCATCGTCGATTTCCGAGGCGACAATTGCCTGAATGTCGATCTCATTCGGCAAGTCAGCGTCCATCCCCGCATCAACCGCCATATCGGTCATGCTCTCGGTGATGGTTTCGACCAAATCGGAAATCTTGGGGTCCATTGTCTATCCAATCAATCTTCTGATTCGGCCTCGGTTTCTTCCTCACTCTCGCGTGGAAGCATAACCTTTGCCATCAACACAACCTCACGCTGGCGCTTCGTCATTGCCTTCGTAATCGGCCCGCCAACTAACCACGCACTACACGTCCGCGACGCCGCGCACTTGAACTCCAACAATTCGCAATAACCCAAATTCGCCGCTTCAGACACTTCGGGCGCATACGTCTCATCGTTGCTCTCTTCTCCCTGGATGCCCTTAACAATACACGCCATCATTTCCGGGGTCTGGATGAACGCGGCGCAATTACCACACCGCATCGTCTTAGCCTCATCAGCAGTCGTATTCCATTCCTTCGCCCGGAGTTTCCAGAAGAAATCATCTTCTTCATTCGGGTTAGCAGGACCATAACCGAAATCCTTAAACGCACGGTCACGGTACTCCACATTTTCTTCAAGATCATAAGTCGCCTTCGGGCATTGCATCACACCAACTCCGTAACCGAAATAATCGGGCTACCCGCACCACCCCCCTTGATCGCCGCCAACTTCCAGCCAGGCTTTACAGCAAAAATCTCAACCCAGTTTGCGGGTAAAAGAGAGGATTCGTCCGTAGCTGTAGGGTTATGATTAATAGCAATATGCACATGGTTCCCCGTTGTCGCCACACGGATAGCCGTTGTCTGCGCCCCAAAAGCGGGGGTTTGTGTGCTGGTGGTGGGGTTATTGATCACATGGACACCATTCATCTCGAAAACCTGATGAATAACGTGCCCCGTATCATCTTTCATCTGGCGGCTCATTTGGATTTCTCCTTGTTACGGGCCGAAATAGCCTTTGCCTTCGCCTTGGCGTCCGCCTTACTGGAAGCACCCCACGCCTGCAACGATTTCAGCAGGGGCGTGGGTTCACCCTTCGCTTCCCGCTCCGGCCCCGGCGCATTACCCATGCGCGCCAGGAAACTCGCCCGGCGGGGATTGTCGCCAGATTTCACCGGGGGCTTCAAATTGGAACCAGGGTTTGCCGCCTCATAAGACCGGCGCCCGGCCTCATTCAGCCCGCCAGATGCAGCCTTGCCAGCTTTGCGGGTCCAGGCTGGGGATTTCATTCTTCACCACCCAGCAAACCAGAACCCAGATACGCCGCTGGCACCGCGCCAGCCAGTGGGATCATATTGCGCCGGTATAGATCGAAGGCTTCTTGCGGGCTGACGCCAAGGGCCTGGGCAGTGATCGAAAGGCGGTCATTTAACAATTCAGGCACCGTTTTCGCTTCAGAAGCCAACCCGGTGCGGTTCCCATAAGAGAACCACATCAAAGCTTGCGCGTCAGCAGGCGTCAGGCCAAGCCTATTCCCAACTTCAGATGTGATGTCCGAATAGATTGGATATTCGGTTGAAACTTCCTGCCCCCGCACCCCTTGCCCACTAGGCCGCGCCACCAAAATTTCACGCAACTCGGCATCACTCATGCCGCGAACAACACCCTTATCATCGGGCGTGTATGCGGCTTTATATTGATCATATAGCTTCTTCGTTTCAAAAGAAGACGCCGGAAGTTGACCTGGGTTCATGTCATTATAAAGGATATTGATGGCGCGCACGTTATGAACATCCGCAGTGACGCCACTCAAATCGCCAGCGATATTGCGCCCAAACACACTAGGCTTGGGGTTCTGCGCCAGGGTGGCGGTGCCAGTCAAAAGCCCCTGCGTTAGTGCTGGGTGCTGATCATAGATCATCCCATAACCAGAACCGGGGCCAGTTGCCGCCTGCACACTCGCCGCATCAATCGGCAATCCACGCGCCATTCGGTTTTGAAGGAATGCTGAGTTTAAGACATTTTGCTCAGTGTCAGTGCGGGGGCTTGTCCCAGCAATGGCTTGGGCTTCCTGTTGGATGCGCCGCAAAGCCTCCTGGGGGCTTACACCACGTTCCACAAGCTGATCATACATTGGGCGCATATTGTAGAAAAACGCAGCCCTGGCCGCTTGCATCTGTTCCGGCGTTGCATTCTCTACACCCTCGCCCCGCATGATCCTGGCGATAGGCGCCAGTTCGCCCGTGATCCGCTCATAAACCGGCCCATAATTCTCCGCCAATGTCGCAGCAGTACCAGCCCCAGCGCGAGAACCTGGAAGCTGCAATGGCTTACTAGACCCAGCACCAAGATTCTCAAGACGCAAAGCATCAACCTCACGCCCAATAATCTGCGGGACACCCTCAAGTGTTTTTCCTAATTGCGGCGGCTCAAATACCGTGTCTCCAGCCTGCGGCTTTAATCTTTCAGAAACCGGCAACGTCATCTGCTGGCGCCGGAAATCCAATACCCGCTGCGATAACTCATTGGCGCGTTCCAAATCAGCACCACTCAAAAGCGGAACACCAGCGCCAGGCTGTGGGGCTGTGGCCCGCGCCATCGCTGCCGCCGGGTCCATCGTCGTGCCCGCTGCCCGAGCCGTTGGCGTAGCTTCTGATGCGCCGCGCATCGCGGCACCCCCGGCGCGCCCAACCATCCCCGCAATCGGAATAGCCCCCAGCAACCCCGCACCCATGGCGCCAGCACCACCCACCATGCCGCCAATATCGCCGCGCATAGCTGATCTGCTGATCTGCTCAGAACCCGCCAAAGCATCCTGCAAAGAACCACCTGGCGAAACAACCTGGGCCACATCGGCAGTTGCCTGTAACGGATTGGACCGCACATAATCATAAGCCTGGCTCAACAACCCAGGCAGGGTAGAAAATAGAAACCTCTGCCGTGGGTCAACCGTTTCAGACATTGCAGCCCTCAAAAATCATGTCCAAGGCCCCAATCGGCAACCGCAACACAACCGCCGCCGCATCCATGACCCCGTAACTAAATAACACATTTTCCGGGGTAATTACCAACCCCGAATTGAACTCAATCTGCTCCGCCTCAAACAAGAAAATGGGGGACACCCGCGTCACATCCCAAGTATCCGCATCATACTCCACCAGCCTATGCGCGTAATAAATCGGCTTCTTGCCATTCTTCTCGCCCATGCGGCGATGCAAACAAGTCACCAAACGGCCCTTATGCGGTACAATCTGGCTGGAACCACTCCACCCCACCAAATCTGCCCGACCATCCCCGTAAAACATGGGTTCTAACACCGGGCTACCGCCAAACTTGTACACAGAAACCGGGCAAAACCAATGCACTAGCTTCAAATCTTGCCCATCTACATAAATGCCCCAGTTTTTTTCCTTTTTCTCGCCATTTGGCGACAAAAGCACCTGTTTCTCCGTCATAACCGGGGAAACTGGCGCCAAAACCATCGTGTTTGCATCATTTCGGCTGGAATGCCCGCTGGCCAAACCCCACCAGGCCCCCTTCCAGGCAAACAGCCGCATATCCTCCAAGCCGTCTTTGCAGACCAGGGACTGCCTGATCTCCGTATCGTCGATCTGGACCGCTGATAACTGCGCCAAGCTGGCGGTATCCATCTCCACCAGCCAATTTACCGTATCCGGCGCACTACCCTTGATCCAAATGGAGCCACTGGGCAACAGACGATAGTTCAACGTGCGGACCACCGCCCTGATCTTGTCCCCATCCCACGCAATCGATGGATTACAAGCCGCCATTTCACTAGGCAGCTTGATCTCCACGCGCTCCGCGCCAGGAAACTGGCTTAAAATCACGCCACTTTCTCAAACAACATCAGCGTATTCCGCCCCCAAGGGGCAGGCTTGCGCCGCGTTGTCTCCTGAAACATGGCGCTCTCCACCACCAAATTACGGAACCCATGCTGGCCAAACTTCTCCACCCAGTATTCCGCCGTCTGCTCATTCACATGATGGTGCCCACCCTGGCCGGGCACCGCATGACACATCAACACACGATCCGCACACCGCATGGTGGCAAACCAGTTATCCTCATACTTGGCGTCAACGTGTTCCACAAACTCCGTGGAAATACACAAGTCAAACCGCTGCCCAACGTCCAGTGGTCCCTTGGTATAATCATGCAAGATAATCGGGCCGCACTTCGCCTTCAGAATAGCGTCGGGGTGCCCCTCTACCCCCAACACCCGGCACCCCATGTCCTGGAACCACTTCAGATTGACCGCCGTGCCACACCCGACATCAATCACAGACTCAACGCCATACTCCAACAGCAGCCAGCCCCAGATATCCGGCGTGAACGTGTGCCCGTCGCCTTCCTCATAATAGCCGCCCAAATGCGCCATCTCGTTCATGCGTGAACCTCGCTCGACATTTTACCCTGCAACGTCAACTGGCTGACCAGTTCGGGCAACACCGTCAGCACCTTCAACTTGGGCAACACCTTCTGCTCAAGCAAAATATCAACCGGCATATTCGCTGGCTTGGTGTACTCAATCAACGTAGGAATGGCCCTGGCGCGCCACCAAATAGCCGCCGTGCAAAGGGGATATCTTACGTCATAGAGTTCGTCTTTGTGCTTGCGCTTCCACTTTTGATCGTCAACGCAGCAACTCTGCAAGTAAACCCCATCCACATCATCATCCACCTTGGCGCGGATAGCGGCCCACCTCTCCAGAAAGTTTTCCGGTAAAACCACATCATCCTCGAACACCATAAACTCGTCCGCTTGGTCATGCTCCGCCAGGTTCCAAGCCATGTGATGGCTCAACACCAGCGCCGTAGCACCCCGCGTCACAAAATAATCCGAGTGCATCGGTATCTCAGACTTGATCTGCATCGACTTGCCGTAGATGCCCCAGACCCAAGTTACCGGAACGCCTTCGCGCTCAAATTCCTGCTGAACACGCGCCGTGCGTTCCGGTGTCTCTCGCAGCGAAATACAATAGTACTTCACTTCACTTTCCTAGAAAGGTAAAATTCATGATAAAATCCTCTATCTTTAAGATATGAGGCTGCTCTCTCCAAAAGATCAGGACTGTCTTTTGCCATACCTAAAACAGTATTGCATGGTAGACATAAGATTCCCCTAAATTCCCCAGTTTCATGATTGTGATCTATGGCGTATCCTCTTTTTCGGTTATTATAAACCATCAGATCGGGAAGTTTTGACGAACAAATAGCGCAACCGCCATTTTGGCGCTCCAACGCTTCAAGTAATTCGCCAACAGTTAAAGAGTATTTGTATTTAAGATGTTGCTCCAATCGCTTTTTGGGTGTTCGACTATTCCAATATGATTTTTGCATTTCTTTGGAGCAGGCAATACACTTTGATTGCCCTTTCCAAAAATCAGAAGAAATAGGCTTTTCTGCTTTACACCCATGACAAAATTTTAATGAAGCGTCTAACACGCCCATCATTTCTTTTTACCTTTTTGCGAGGCCCACATATTATCAATAAGATTTGGGAATGGGCGCCCCGCTGCCTTGGCCCTGGACATCGCCGCAGCCTTCTTGCCGGGCGACAACTTCTTTGGCTTCGGCAAACCCTTGGGCCGATCTTTGTCCCACACTTCTTTCATCACACTACCCCTTTCACATTCCGCCGGATTGGCTGGCCCCACCTTATAGCATATCCACCACCACCACTGGCTACCGCCGCCGTGGTGGCGAAGGTAAGACAAAAGGCGTCCGCCTTGTCAGGGCTGCGCCCCAACCGCCGCTTCATCTGCGCCTTCGGCTCAATCTGTATCTTGCCCGCACTGGTGACAGTGTAGAGGGGGCCACACAACTCATCCACCAAAGCCTCATCATTGGGAATGGTGCAATCCCGCTGCTCAAACCATTCCCTGGCCTTCCACCACAATTCATCCCTCAACCGGCTGAACCGGTGCCCATCCAAGGCAGGCAACTCAGCGACGTTGATCCCACGGACGGGGAGGTTGAGTTCTCTGAGCCGATCCACCACGCCCGCGCCAAGCCCAATCACATCGACCAAAATCTCCGTGGGCCGCATACCGCCCGGCGTCGCATCCCACTCCACCTTGATCATGCCGCAAGTCTCCATCAGGTCCTTGCCGCGCCACATCTTAATCGGCTCCGTGATCGCATTGCCCCGGCGCTTGGCCAGGGTAGTGCTGTCATCGCCAAATCTTGCAACATCCAAACCCCATACCACGGGCGCCGTTTGGCTGGGTTCCACCTGTCTAGTAGTGGCAGACTCTATCAGATGCCGCGCAATCAACGCATCGTCGTCGCCACTAGGGAACTCACCCAACACACGAACCCGGTACTGGTTTGACCCGTCGCCATACTGCGACGCCATGTCCTCAAGAAACGCCTTGTCCACCGTGTCCGCATCGTGACAACTAACCCGCTTACCCCACCACCGCTTGCGGTTCTTGTTGAACGCATCATAGAAATAACCCTGGCTGCGCGTGGGGTTGCCAGTCATTACGACCTTGGCGCCCTCAGTGGACAAGGCGCCCTGACCAACCTCGAATACAATATCAGGGACGCCAGATGCCTCGTCAATCACAAAAAGAAGGTTCTCACTGTGGAACCCCTGCAAGGCTTCCGGTTGTTCCCTTCGGCTGGTTCTGGCCACTGCAAAGCTGTCGGGGACGCCAGCCAATTCGATCTTATCGGACTTGATCTCCAACAGGCGCCGCATTCCCTCGGGCAGCTTGCGGTGCCATTTGCCAATCTCGGACCACAGGACATCAGATAACTGGTGCGCCGTATTGGCAGTGCAGACAACCTTGGTGGGCATTCTGGTGAGCAACCACCACAGCACCAGCCAGGACAAGAACGCTGTCTTGCCGACGCCATGGCCGGAGCGAATCGCCACACGGTCATTACTGGCGATGGCCCTGAGAGCGTCAGCCTGCCACTTTTGCGGGGTGGCGCCAAGCATGGATTCAACGAACAGAACTGGGTCCGTCGCCAACTGCTCAATAATCGCCGCCTGTTCATCGGCAGTGGGGGCGGCAGGGGGTGGGGGTGCTATTGGGCTTGTGTCTTGGTACGCTGGGGGTGGGGCTTGGACGCCATTGGTCTCCGCTTCGGCAGCGGCTCGCGCCGCCGCCTCCGCTGCTAGTCTAGCCCGCCGTTTGGGTCTGCCTGCCATGAGAGCCTGATTCTATCCTAAATTTTCACGGGGGGTAAAGGGACGTTTTGCCTTTTTGCCCCCACCCCACGGGGGGGGTAAACATACATATCCTGCCACCAGCCCGCCCCCGCCGCTTTTCGAAGGGGGGGGTTGGGCGGTGGGGTGGCAGAATAACCAGAAACCCGTGGAACCGCATAAGGTCCATTATGTAAAATTCCACGCTAACCCTTTGATTTCGCTCGCTTATTGGGTTTTGGCAATTCGGCATCATTTCCTATTTTCTGTATGGCGTCGCCCGTCTCTGGATCGACGTCAACTATCTGATTTCGCTGCTTTTCTTCTTTGATCCGCTGATTAATGCGCTGGGATGCCAGCTTCAGGGCTTCCACATAGCTTTCGCCTAGTTCCACCTGATGCTGAACCTTGTCGCCATAAACCCTGGGCGCAATCTTTCCGACATACCAGCGTCTTGCGTCGAACTTTAACCGGGCGCGCTGCGGATCATCCGTATTATTTTCGGTTGCTTCTTTGATGGCTGTCTCGGCAACGACGTGTGCCATCTGCATGCGCGCCCGCGCGTACTGTACCTGCCACTCCGGGTCTTGCAGCCATCCATTGATCACACACCATGAAGGCATGCCCTCCATCTTAATGATATCAATCATTAAAACGCCCCGAGATATCATTTCGAGGATGCGCGGCATGTGATCTTCCGGCAACCAAATCGGCGTCAACCTACCCACATCATACCCCTCTCGCCATTCATGCGCTGCCATAGTGCGCCACCAACTTGTCCAGCCCCTTGATCACTTCCGTAAGCGCCCGCTGCGGGTTCCAGCCTTTGCATTCCGCCAGCCCATAGACTGTGCCGCGCCCCAAGACACACCAGCTTAACGCGCCCGTGACATCGCTGCCAGCAGCATGGAACGCGTCCCGGTAACTCTCAGCGGCTTGCCGTTTGGTCCTGATCTGCCCAGCCCCAGCCATCTTGTGGCCCGGCCTAATCCCTTTCCCAGCCCCATCCACGCCTTGCTGATAGTCTTCCAGATACCGCACAGCCCCCGCATATTGCGCGTCTGTGATTGCGCCGCCTTCAAGCAACTTATCCGGCATCCATCCATTACTCGCCATTGTCTCATCCTCTACATCAGGCCCGAAATCCACCACCTCTTCCGCGAAATCTCGGCCCATGGTTGCCTCTTTAGATTGGGATTTCGTCCTGCATCAACTGCCCTTTCCTTACCACCTTGGCCTGGGGAAAAGCAGCCTTGATCTCACTGATAGGCGAAGCCCCTTTCAGAACCCTCCCCACCTCTTCCACCGTCCAAACCTCCGCGTTCCACCCTTCCGCCTTAGCCCGCGCCAAGATCGCTTGGGCATGGGTATCATCCTGACAGATGCAGATGGTGCCGCGCTCCTCCTCATCAGCCCGCACAGTCACCAGAGGCCCCGGAAGCGGTTCATAGCCTGCTGCCAGTGCTTCTGCGGCCAATGCCTTCCAAGCCCTCATCATCATGGCGTCCAGTTCCGCCATATCCTCACCCGCCATTGTCGCTTGCCGGTGCATATCCTCTGCCGCCTGAAACCGCTCCCTTGTCGCGGGCGACACCAGACGCGGGAGCCTATCAAAACCCCATTTCTTTTCCAACCAAGACACCAGGGCATCCAGCGCACCCGCCTGCTTTGTTCGCCATACCCATTCGCCTTTCGCCTCTTTCAGCGGTGGGATAATTTCTTCTTTCGCCATTACTTCTTCCCATTCCAGTTGTGGTGCTTGTGTGCCTTTGGCCCCTAAGATTGGGAACCACTTAACCACTCGCGCGTGCGACTAGTGTGCTAGCACTAGTCGTACGTGCGAGTAGTGTTTCCCTTAGGGGCCATCGACTAGCACGCACACCCAAATGTGCTAGTAAAGTGCTAGTGGATGGGGTGTTTTCCACCCCACTAGCACACATTATTGGCCCTCCAAAAACGGCCTTGGCGCCACCAATTTCATCTGCGCCAGCTTCTCTGGACACACGTTATAGTTGCTGCGCTTGTGGCGATTTGCCGGGCTTGGACCGTTCACTGGGAAGATGGTGCCTTCCTCCTGCCAAGCCTGCAAGATGTTCTTGGCTTGCTGGTCTGACACCTTCCCGGTGGCGGTCAGTACTTGCCATGCGGCGCCTTCTGTGGCGGTTGGCTTGGCCGCATAGAAATAGTGCTTGCCATCCTCCATGAAGCCTTTCTGAAGGGTTTCTAGGATCGCCACACACTCTGCCATGCTGAGATTGCCAAATGGGCTTGGCGGCTCCCAGGGCAGTGCGGCGGCTATGATCTCGCCGTTCTCGATCTCGATGGCGGTCAGCTTGTACCACTCGGCTTCTTGGGCTGGCGCGTAGTTTGATTTGGCGCTGTCGATCCGAATGTAGGACCGGCGCTCATCAGCTTGCACCCCGAAGGCGCCTGCTTCCTCCGCTGTCATGGTGGTGAGTGTCAGCATTACCCGCACCGCCCCTGAGATCGAAGAAGCCCCGCGAACCCGGTCCATATCGCCTGGCGTACTGGTGCCTTTGCGGTCATGGTGCAGGATCAGCACCGCCATATCCAGCCGCTGCGCCAGGGTGCGGAATGCTGCCACCACTTGGCGCATCGCTGTGTTATCGTTTTCTTCGCTGTCATGGAGTTCTGCCAGCGGATCGCAAACCAGAAGATCGGCCTGCTCTTCCATGCAGATGCGTTCCAGTTCCTGCATTGCCTGGGTGGGTTCGATCTGCCCGGTGCTTAGGTTCCTGGCGAACAGGGTGCCTACGCTATATGGGCCGCACCGTATGATCTGGTGCATGGCTTCGCTGCTGGCGGCTTGGGCCTTGATGGCGGCGGCATAGCGGCGCTGCTGTTCGTCTTTGTCATCTTCGGTGTTGTAGTTGACGATTGTCAGCTTGGCTTCTGGCCGGAACCCGCCAAACGGCTTGCCCTGCGCCCCCGCCAGTGTCCAGCCCACTGTCATGGATGATTTGCCGCCTGCGCCCTGGCCGCTGAGAACCGTCACCGCCCCCCGCAGCAGATAGCCTTGCACCAGCCAGGGCCGCTTGGGGATTTCGGTGGGGGAGAACTGTCCCACATCCTGCCAGAGTGCCGGGCGCGGCTTGCCATCCTCTGTGGTGGCTTCTTGGGCAGCTTGTGTGGCTTGCGCTACTGGTGCTGCCCTATCAACCTTCACAAGCCCTCTAGCCGCTCTTTCCAGCGTGTAGCGCACCTTCATCCTGAACTCTGCCTCACCCCGCCCAGGGCGCCGGAAATCCACCTTGCTGGCGTACTGGGGCCAGCCTTCCGCCACCACTTCTTCTTCTGTTGGCAGGCGCCCCAGCTTGGCCTTCAGATCGGCAACCACTGCCAGGACAGTATCGCGCATATACTGTTCCCGCCCATCCGTGATGGTGCCTTGCAGCCCGAGTGGGCCGGGCGCGTGAACCACCGGAGACACTGAACCGGAACCATGGATAACATCCTGGCAGATCAAATCCACCATGCTGTCAGTCAGGCTTGGCAAGCCCAGGTCATCCACATGGGCATCAACGTCCCAGGAGTACTGGCGCCCGCTGGCGTGGACCGAAGGCGGCGCGACAATAAAGCCGCCATCACCCCGGATATCCATGCCCGGCAGGATGCCCTTGCGTGTGGGAACTTTGCGCCCTGGGTGGCTGAAGAAGCGGTGGCACCCGCCGCCGCCGGTCAGCGACACTGGGCCTGCGCCCAGCCGGTCAAGGATTTGCTGTTCTGTGGCGGCGCCCAGTTCGCCATCGAAATCCAGCACCACCAAGTTGGAAATGGCGCCGGTCACGATCCCCACGCCCATGGTGGGATCGGCAAACCAATCCTGAATCTCGGCTTCGGTAGCGCGTCGGTTTTGGAACTGGTGCCAGGGAATGGCGGGTATCTTCTCGCCCCGCCGTACGGGCACCACGGACCACCCGCGCCGTAGGTAGTAAAGCGCCCATTCTTTCGCCGGGGCTGATAGGCTTGGTGCGGTCAGTGACATGGCTTCTTCCCCGGAAATTCGCTGTGTGGCGGGTACTCTGGGTCTTTGAGTGGGATGCACATTGTTTCCTCGTTCTCTTGCGAAAGGAGAGGCGGCAATCGTTTAATTGCCGCCTTGGTGTTGTTAATCTTCGGCCTCTGGTTTTGCCTTGGCTTCTTTGGCTTGGCTGCACCATTCATGGGGCCGCACCAGCACCCAGCGATACCCGCTGTGCGATGGTGCTAACCGGCATTCACCTTGCCGACTGTCAGCGGGTAGATACCACTGACAGTTGGCGCAAGTGATGTCGCGGGGGTGCTTAACCCTCATTAGAACGGTAGGGGTTTAGCAACTTGCGGCGTTGGCGGAGGTAGCGGAGCCGCGCTCTGGGGGACAGGTGCTGCCACACTTTGCGCGCCAGCCGATCCAGCCGAAGGCAATTCTGCCGGACGCGGTACCCACTTAATGATCGCGAAGTTCGGGGTGTAGTTGGAGCCATGCTTTCCCTTTACCTCCGTAGCGCCCTGGAACTGGACCACCGGCAACAGCCCTTGGGCTTTCTCCGGCGCAGCTTCATATTGGCTATGCAGGGTGTCAATCGCGGCCAGAACTGCGTTGGCGTTGCTGCTGAACTCACGGACAGTGCGGTTGCCATCCAGCAAACGCATGGCGAAGCCTTGCTTTGGCTTCGCGGCATTGCCGCGTTCGTCCACCCCGTAATCGCCAACCGGGCACGGGGGCAGAGGCTGGCCAATCTTCACCAGTGACCGCACTGGCGCCATGCCTGCCTTGAAAAACAGCCACCCAACTTGGATATTCTCCATATCCGCGACGAAGGCAGGCTGTTGGAAGGAAACATCTTTTTCCTGCTTCTCCCACCGCCCATTGATTTCCACGCGCTGGCTGAACTTCAGGCGCCCGGCCTTGGCGTTGTAGTTGACCAGGGGCAGGAAATCACCGCTTGCGGTTTCGCTGCCACCAATTGAAAGCCCTAAACCCATCTGAATGCTCCATATTTCCAGAAATGCGCCACATTTGGGCAGCGTGGCGCCTGCTGCTTACATCCCGTAAATCTCTTTCCGGGCTGCTTCTGCGGCTGGATCGGACCAGTAGAAGCTATCTACATCCGGCACCAGCAAACTGATCAATTCATTCTTATCCGCCGAGATCGCCAGGAACCGGCGCAGCCGGTTAGCAATAGCCTGAAGGTGCGCCCAGTGATCCGCGACCCCTTCAAGCTGATAGACCGCCACCTTCTTTGGTGAGCAGTACGCGAATCGGCAGATTTGGTTTGTATGGACAACGTACCCACTACCCTGCCGGGCATGGCTGCTGCTGATCTGGCCCGGCACCCGCTCCGTGGTCTTCAGGTCCAGCACCAGCCCATGATCCTGCCAATAGAAATCCAGATACCCCACCAGATCGGGCAGACCCTCGCCCAGCGGCTTGCTGATCTTGTGCTGATGCTGGCCTTCTTCCGGCGCGGTAGGAACGCCATACTGGCGGAGTTCAGCGAGTGCCACCGGCACAGTGTCTTGGACCACCTTGCGCTGTGCCTCGCGGCGGGGATCGCCAGACAGGGCAGTCAGCCTGTCATATTCGGCCAGGGCAATGGCAATGCAATCATCCACCGGCTTTTCTGGATCAAACAGGCCAGCCGATACGCCTGCCTCAATGGCGGTGCCGCGATGGGCTGAAGCCCCCACCGGCAGGCGCCGCTTCAACAAGTAGGACATGGCCCAGGCGGCAGGCTGCGCCGCGTAGGTGTTCAGGCTAGAAGCCGACAGATGGCCAATGCCATGCGTTGCAAAGGGGTCTTGGGTCACGGGTTTGCCTCGATGATTAGGATATAACCGGGCTTGCCCGAGTACATCTTTGAAAGGTGTAGCTTGATAATCTGGCTATCGTCGTCCCACAGGATGCCATTGGCGGCATCCAGGACCAGCTTCGCCAGGTTGTCCAGATCAGGCTTTCCGGTGTGTTCCAAATCACCAGCCAAGGCGGCTTCCTGTTTCTTTTTGGGCCAGGATTTTGGAATCGGCATCAGGACCATAACATCGACACAAACCGGCACGGAGCCAAAGGAATCATATGGGGAAATAAATGCCCGAATTGTTTCCTCTGCCTTCCGGGTTTTGGCTGGCGTATAGGCGCCGTGCTTGCCGAATCGGGGGCGACCCTTGGCAACCGGTTCAATGGGGATGGTGATACAGGTTCTCACGGTTGAACCCCCGCCAGCACAGTTCGGGAGGGGATATTGAAAGTGCTGGCGGAGGTATCCGCACCGCGCGGATTTAACCGGCAGACTGTCGCGGGTTCGTAGTAGTCGCGCCGGTCTGCCGGGCGCGCAATGGTTGGGAGGCTAGTTACCATCGCGCGCATCCTTGGAGGGCAAATGTCCGTCCCGGTGTCCGGTACAGATATGTGCCCAAATCTGGTTTGGCGTTACCTCATCGGTAGCGCACATTTCAATAACAGGTATCAGCCGCACGATAGGCGGCGCAATACCCCCATATTCACCGCGATATGTCAGCCAGATCAGCCACCGGCTGGCGGTGGCGGTTGATACGCCAGCCGCCTCAGCCAGATCGCGGAGCGTGTAGCCGTTCTGCTGCAACAGCTTTCGATAGGGGAGGTGATCCATGGTCCGAAGGATAGTGATGAAAAAATTTCGCGTCAAGCGCATTTTTTCTGTTGACGTTCTTTTTTGAGGCAATTAGAGTCAAGGAATAACGACAAACCACCGCAAGCAGGAGATCGAAAATGAACTTTGCAAATCACATCGGTTACTCTGACATAAACCCATGCGAAATCGTGCGCCGCATTAGCGCCCGCACTATCGAGGTCCGCCCCATGAACGCGGTGCGCGCCAATCCTACCGAAGACATGGGCTTTCAGCCCGGTGGCTTCGTTGGTCACTTCTCCGACCAAGACAAGCAACGCTGGACCATCACCAGCAACCCAGAAGCCCGCACCCTTCTCATCCGTTTGCACAAGGATGGTAAATGGCGCGGCAGCAATGGTGATCGCTATCTCCTGGCTGTGAAGCCAATCAAGTTTTACGATTACAACTTCTAAGCCTGATTTCTCAGGCAAGCGCAGGCTTCCCCCTGCGCTTTTCTGAGCAATCAGGCTCAATCAGGAGAACTATCATGGATTACTTGAAACATCGCTCCGCCACTTGGTGGATGCTGGCGATTTTGCAGGGCATTGGCTTCGCCGCCTGCTTGCTGCTGATCATCATCCTGTTTGCAATGGGTGGCGCATGAGCGAGGATGACCACGCGGAACACATCGCCGCGATAACCGAGAAAATGAAGCAGTCTTTCTATGAAGTCGCTGATGGTGAAACCCCTGCGGATGCGCTGTTTGCCGCCACCATGGCGCTTGCCTGCTTCATTTATGACATCACCAACCATGGCGCAGAAAATACCCTGGCGAAACGGTCTGCCGAATTGTTGGTGGATGCGGTGACGCACATGGTGAAGGAGAATCTGAGTTGAGCGACCTAGAAACCCTGCGCGCCAAGCTGGCGATAGCAGAAAACGAAGTGATCCGCATTCAATATGCGGATGATTTCTGTTTCTCGAATGGTTCCTATGACAGTCTTGCAAAGGTGCGGGATGAACTGAAATGGGAACTGATGGAGGCGGAAGCTGCTGCCCGCCAAAAAGCAGCAGGCATCGCAACAGCAAGTGGAGAACCCGGTAATGAATAAGATGGAAATCTTAAAAATGGCTTTTGATAAAGCCTCTACCCCAAAAGAAGTTATTGCCTTGGCGAAAGAAATGGTGGCGTTCCTAGGAGAACGTGAAATCCAAAAGATTGAACTTTTGCCTGCGCCAATAACGCAGAAAAAACGACGCCCAAAATACTGGCAAGAGGAAGAAATAGAATTACTGAAAACGTTGAATAAGCGCGGCAAAACAGTGTCAGAAGTCGCTAAAATCTTAGGGCGGTCTATCGGTTCAATTGAGATGGCTAATTACCGCCTTAATTCTGGCAATTGGACGATTGTCCCAAAACCCAGCCAACAAACAAAGAAAATCGCATGAACACCGTCCGCGTGTCCATCAAAATGACCAGCAACATCCCCTCCCAAACCGATCTGTTTGTTGAGGTGGATGATATCAGCCAACCAGCCTGGCGCCCACTCGCCGCCTTCGCCAGCATCAAAGCAGCGGCGAAGTGGCTACAGGAAGAAGGCTTTACCTACGTCGTCGGAACCAATGGAGTTTATAGTCGTGACACCGCAACAGCGCGAAAGAATGCGCTTACTGAATACCGCCATGTTGATGGCGGAAGAAGGTCTGATGAAAAGGGCCTTAATGAAGAACAGCAGCAAGCCTGTGGAGTTCGACGGATTACGGAAAAACTGGGACGTTTGGGTGCGACTCTCAGACCAAGACCGGGTTCTGTGGCAGGCAATCAACGCAGTGAAACAGCAGATCAAAGGAACATGGACAGATGAAGACGAAGATGAAAATTGAAATCATGAAGGATGTACCAATTCCGCCGAAGCGCCAGCGTGGCAGACCGCCGGGCAGCAAGTATCCGTTTGATCGGCTGGAGGTTGGCGAAAGTTTCTATGTGTCTGGCGCTAAGGTAAAGCCCACATCAATGGCGTCCATTACATCTCGGCAAAACCGGATGCTGGTGCCGAAGAAGTTTACCACCAGGACAACTCCTAAAGGAACAACCGTTTGGAGGGTGGAGTGACCAAACCCCGCGCCCCCTTACGCTACGGACCTGGCCGCGCCATTCATCCAGAAGTAAGAAGGGCGCGGGAAGCATACATTGGTGAAGCCTTGCAACGCGGCGAAACCTTCCACCAGATCGCCGCGCATTTTGAGGTGGATACCGAGACAGTGAAGCGGTGGTGGAATAAAACCCACCATTCGACAAAGTATGAGAACGTCTTCGATAAAGAACGAAAGTGCCTATCCTGCGGCGAAATGTTTTGGAGCGAAGGGCCGCACAATCGGCGGTGTATCAGATGTAAAAGCCACCGGCCTGCTGATACGCCTTATGAACCCGGCGGATATGGCAACAGTGGCCACAAAAAAGAACCCCGGCGCTAGGCCGGGGTTTTAGTTTACATCGCAAGAGGAAACGTCATGCTACCCGCCGGGCAGGAGAACCCGGTAAGCGCAATATAGTCACTTCTTACGGGATTTACCAGCCTCAGAAAGAGCAATGGCGAGAGCCTGCTTTTCGGATTTCACCACCGGGCCTTTCTTGGACCCAGAGTGCAATTTGCCGGCCTTGTATTCTCTGAAAACTTTGGAAATCTTCTTGTCAGCCTTAGTCGGTTTCATGCTTTTGATACTTGCATTTTAATGGCTTCAGCTTCCACTTCATCGACACGGCGAAGCCATCCCTTACCGAATGTAGCATAGATCGGGAGAGCTTTGTAGAAAGCCCTGCGCTCATCCGAAAACTTTTTCACCAGTTCAGTCGGGTCTTCTGCGTTTACCATAACAAGCGTCTTTGGCCCAATAGCACCATCCGGTGTAGCCCCCACAGCTATCTGAAGCAGCTTCGCCGCCCGGCCTGGACCCCCGTTTACCGCCATATCGAACACTACCAGATCGACCCCGGCAGGGAGATCATCGCACCTAGCCTTATCCCAATAGCGCGTCTTATACAGATTCAGCAGGTGTTCCTGGGGGATATTCCGCAGTTCTTCCTTGCTCACATCCCGGCCAAGATACTCCCTATAAACAGCCAGCGTCACACCCTTCATGGTTGCCCCGCCGGGGTCTTTCGGGTGGTCAGCCCAACCACCTTCATGGTGAAGGATTGTCTTTAGGGCGTGTGGGAATGCTTCTTTCATTTCCGTGCCATCCTATTCATCGCTTCGGTCTTTTCTTTACTGCCAGCAGAAGACCCAAAATAATAAGCCACCACGCCGCCCCAGGCAGTCCCCAGGGTGCCAAGCATCACCAACATAGCCTCAGACCCGCCATGTGTGGGAAGCCCATTCTTCAGCATAAAAAACAAGGCGCCAAAGTATCCGGTGGTTATCAAACCCGCTAGGATACGGGGCGTCCAATCCTTGGTGGCGATTTCACGGTTTCGCGCGCTATCCCGGTCAGCATTGGCAATGCGTTCCAAGTCAATGTCTAGTTCCCGCATCTTAACGGCGAACTCTTGTTCAGCCTGCTTCAGCGCCAGAAGTTGTTCTGGCGTGGCTTTGGAGGCAGCTTGTACAAGTTCGTCTTCGGTGCCATCCGGCTTACCTAATAAAGCCTCAGAAATGGCGCGCGTGGCCATGCCAGCCAGCGGTCCGCCAACAGCGGTGGCGATACTCGGGGCAACCGTGCGAACAAGGTTAAGGAGTTGGTCCACACTATTTCTCCAGCATAAAGGTTAGGTTTTGATGCCGTGGGTAGGTTACAGTTCTTTCACCTTCAGGGCATTTATATTTAATGGTGGCAAGCAATGTTGCCCTGCCAGCCGCTATCGTTTCTTTATCGGATATGTCCAATAAATAAGTAAATATATCAACCTCTGGCCCTGCTGGCCCCGTAAATTGCGTCATGCTTGGTGTGGCGGAGTGTATAACACTGGCGCTATCTCTCACCGTCACATCAAAGTCTTCCACGGAACAATCATCCCGCCGTTTAATGCGCGCCACAGTTACTGTAACAGGTTGCCCAATCTTAGCAGGCTCAATTTTAAAGTGTTCTGGCGCCCAAATGATGATTTCATTCTTAAACCAGCCAAACTTTTCGCCAGCCGAATAACCCCCAACCGCCAAAGCAAAAGCGGCGGTTGCAAATTGCACAAGCGGAGTGATTTTAGGCAACTCCATTATTCGTCTTCCGTTTTTAGCTGCCATAATGGTCCTTACTGAAGGATGCCGGGCACCTGTCCTGCAAGGGCGCCTGCGCCCGCCGGAATGGTGACGTTCAACCTCTGTTGATTGGCTAATTCACGTTGCCGGGCTTGGGCCATTTGTGTCAGGATTTTCATTTGCGCCATCGGGTCAGTCTCAAACAACCGCTGGCCCATAATGTCCTGCGCCCTGCCGCCTGTCGCCGTGCGAAGGGCGCGTAAGCCTGTCCCCGCCGCTGCGCCAAGTGCCGCTGCGCTGGTGGGGTCATAGCCGCCGAGATAGCCAATCCCAAGACCACCGCCAGCACCAGCACCGGCGCCCACCAATTCCTGGCCTAGCAACCGGCGGGCAGTGGCGGAACCACCAAGCACCTGAGACTGAAAGCCCCGCATCCCGGTTTCTGTTTCAAGAAACCGGCGCAGCAGTTCAAACTTCAGCTTGCCTGCGTCCTTGTTGCCCGCCACCGCTTCCAAGGCGGTGCGGATCAATTCCTTTTGGCGGGCATCGCCAAAGAAGGAATTAACGATATTCCGCTCGCCTTTAACCTTGCTGATCTGTTCGCGGATTTTCGCCATCAAGCCATTCGAGAACTCGGCCAATTCGTCCGGGTTCATCTTCGCTAAGCGGTCACGCAAATCTTGCGGGCGCATGGAAGGAGAAAAGACATCCTTGCCCAATTGCTGGGCGCGCAGCAAAGCAGAAGGCTCGGCGTAAAGCGCGCGGGCTTCTTGATACAGGCTACGCCCGTCAACCTTGGTGATATCATCCAGGGTGCCCACAATACGCTCACGAAAGGGCTTCAGCAGATTTGCCGCCCCAACATCACCAGTGCGGAACAGGGTATCAATTTCCTGATCCAAGCCCATCTTCAAGTAATGAAGATCGCGGGCCGTTGGTGCGCCCCTGAAATTCACCGTTTCGCCAACCGCCTGGGCTTCTTCCCTGGCGCGGCGTTCCGCACGGTTGCGGTAACGGGTAGGAATGCGCTCAACGGTTTCGGCTAATTCACCCTCAGCAACCGGGCGGGCAGAAGCAAATGCCCGCTGATAAGCCGGAACCGCGTCTTGCTGGCGCTGGGCGCGAAGCGCAAGGCTGCGCTCATACGCATCTTCTACGTCACCAAATACCGCGCGCAAACCAGCATCCACTCGATCCCCGGCGCCAGCAGTCCGCGCGCGTAGTAAATCAGCAGCGGTTTGGCGTGTAGCCCCCGGCGCTTGTGCCAAGGCTTCAGCGGCAGTCATGCCCTGCTCGCCAAGGCGCTCCGCCAGTGTCACCGGCTGGCCTGGAACGCCCGCCTGGCGGGCCGCGATGGCGGCTTCAATATCCGCCGCTGCTGTTCCTGGCGCGATACCACCAAGGCGCCTTTCGGCCTCTGGCGCACCACCCCTGATCCCACGATAAGCGGCCTGGAGCCGATCTACAGCAAGCGGCGCCACACCACCCACAACACCACCAGCAGCGCCACCAAGTGCCGCGCCACCGGCTGCGCTGGACAAGCGTTCCCCAAGACCGCCTTCGCCTTCACCAAAGCCTTGAAGGGCGCCAGTAGCCGTACCAGTTACGGCGCCTGTGCGGGCGCCTTGGGCAATACGCGCTCCCATACCAGCGGCGCGGGCCACGTTGGCCGCACCAGCAGCGGCAGAAGCGCCCCCAGTGGCGGGCGCTGCAAGACCAGCCGCAATAGCGGTGGGAATGGCGCCCGCTACTTCGAAAGCCCCAGCGCGAATCGGGTTTTGCTCACGATATTGGGCAAGGCTGGCGCGCTCTTGTTCCAGGGCGGTTTCGTATGGTGTGCCACCAAACAAAGAACGCAGGGCAGCGGTGGCTTCTTCACCACCACCAAAAGTAAGCCCCTGCAAAGCGGCAGCGGCGCCGCCCGGCAACACCGCAACCGCCGCTTGTTGGCGGCGAGTGTTTTGGGCAATCAGCCGATCAATAAGGGCGGATACGCTATCGCTCATTGAAACAGCCTTTCAGCGTTAGGGATACCAAGTTGACGGGCTAGTTCACGCGCTGCTTGTTGGGTAAGTGCGCCACTCTGAATGCGGTTAGTCAATTCAGCAACAACCGCAGGGCGCTGGGCTTCTGGAACCGCGTTAGATTGTGCTTGCTGGCTTCCAGGAATCGGACGCGCCTCTGGTAGATCACGGCGCGGCGGGATTACTCGACCCGGCTCCACACCATAACCGCGCGCCAGATCGCGGTAAGCGTCCGCTTCAACGTCATAGGCTTCACGGGCAGATGAATACCGGCTTTCTGCTTCACGCAGCAGTTGGGCGCGAAGTTCTGGCGAGAAGGCGGCGCCACCATTCAAACGGGCGATAAAGCCACCCAGCCGATCCATAACACTGGCACTAGCGACAATCTGCCCGGCTTCGTTTTCACGAACCACAGAAGTCGGGTCCAGCATCTTCGCAAAGGCGAATGTGAGGTTAATGTCATTCAAGCGGCTTGGCGTTTCACGCGCAACACCATCACGAATGGCGCGGATTTGTGGCCCCATCTGCAAGAACTCTTGAACCGGCTTCTGCGCGCCAAACTGGGTGCGGAGTTCGCCTTCAAGAGAAACTTGCTGTTGGCGTGTTGGCTGCTCGCTTTCCCGCGTTCCAGGCACCACAGAAATACCGCCGTCTTGCGTCACCTGATAAACCTTATTCGGGTCATAGAGTTGCGGCGAACCCAAAGAAGCGAAGTATGCCTGCGCCTCTGTGTTGGTTAGGGCGCGGGCGCCCCGTTGCTGCGCCGCCTGGAGATCAAGTTGTGTCAGCAACTTTAGGGCTTCGCCGGGCGGGAGTGCTTGCAATGTCGCCGCCAGTTCCGGTGTCATCGAAACCCCACGCGGGCGCAAAGACACCCCAGGCAAACTACTGGGGGCTGCTGGGGTGGGGGCTGTGATCTGCGCCTGGGTGGGTGTTAAAGAAGGCTGTTGGCGCTGCTGGGGTGGCTGGAAGCCAAGATCAACACCGCGTTGCAAAACATCTTCAGGAATTACGCGCCCAACTTCCTGAACCGACATGGCATTGACAAGGCGCCGCATGATATTCGGGTCAGATAGATCAATTTCTTGATTTGGGCTGACGCCAACACGTTGGGCAACTGCCTGGATATACGCAGGCGTGTTGTTTTCGGAAGGCGGCGCCCAGCGGCTCACGATTTGGTCAATCGTGTTCAAGCCGCGTTGACCATAAAGCTGAAGTTGGCGAACCGAAGCCGCCACCCCTTCTTCCGGCGTTTGGAAAACAGCGAAGCGCCCATCAGTGCCAATCGCGTTTGGCTGATTGGCGAAAGACAGATTAAGCGGATTATTCGTGCGAACCCCGCGCACCTCTTGGGGGTCTTGTCCTGGCGCAGTCCGCAATACCGGTACCTCGCCTGGGGCTGCTGGCGCCGCCTGTGTCTGTGCGCCAGTTGCCGCCTGCTGGACAGCATTGCCCAACAGCGTGGCTTGCTGTGGCGTCAAGTTGCCCTGCATCCGCTGAGCGATAATCTGGCTCAAAGCCTGCTGTTGGGATCGCTGCTGCGCGATTGGCGCCATTTGCGCCAGCATTGTGGGTTGACGCCCACCCAAAATGGCGAAGGCGTCAGTGAGTGCTGCCAAACCAAGCAACGTATTACCGCTTACGCCACTAGAAGGCGCTACGGACGCCTGTTGTGGTGCGGGAACCGGCGCGGGGAGAATTGCTGCTGGTTGCGCCTGCGGAGGTGGTTGATATTGCGGGACAGATACAATTTCAGCGGTGGGACGAACTACGCGCTCTTGAACCGGCGCTAAAGGAGGTGTTGGTTGCCGATCGCCAGGGCGGAGAGGGGCTTGTTCTGGCATCCCCATACCAGGCGAAAAACCTCCAGGCGCAGGCTGGACAGCCAAAGAACCGGGTAGATCACCCTCCATACCAAGGAATGGCCTATTCCCAGTTGCCAATACTCGCTGTGTTTCCGTCAAAACATTAAGTTGGTTTTGCAAATCTTCTCTTGAATAAGGAGAAGTTTGCCCAGGCTGAAACCGCAAAGAACGCATTCCACCAGATTGCGCCTCGAGCATATCAAGATATGACGCGATTTCACCGCGACTTAGGTCTTGTATAGGCCGCACACCAAATGTTTCACCCATAATCTTACCTTCCAAGCAAAGACGGCACCCGAATCGCCACAGGGCGGGGCAGATTCATCGCCATTGGTGAACGTGTTTGGGGCGCCTGGGGCGCGGGCATTGGGAGCAAGCCTGGGACTTGGGCAAACTGTTGCTGGGGCTGCTGCATAGCAGGCATCAAATCAGCAGGATTACCGCGCCCGGATTGCACATCGAACGCCTTCATTAAATTTTTGGCGGCACTACCCGGTGTACCAGAAGCCGCGCCAAAAGCATCGCCAATGGAAATAAGCCCTAAAGCATTACGCTGTTCTGGGCTAAACCGAGCGAATGGATCAGGGCGCGCTGGCTCTGGTACTCGCGGCGCATTAGTGGCTTGGCCAGCGGTAGCCCCTTCTGCATAGAACTCCGGCCCAGATGCAGGCATTGTTGGGTTTTGTTGCCCACCAAATCCTAAAAGCCCGCCAAGACTGTTGATTATATCTGAAAAGCCGAGCATCTCAATGATACCCCTTCCATTCGGGTTCGTCGCCATAATCTTGAATAATATGACTGGCGGCGATTGTTTTCCTTATTTCACTAATCCTTTTTAACACAATTTGTTTTTTCACTTCGGGAAGATTTTTAATCCTTTGGGCATTCTCATCAAGATAAGCTGTGCAATCCCAACAATCTCTACCAGTTTTTTCGCCGTTCCTGTACCCTTCTGGTATTTCAGCCCCCACAGCCTTCAAGTACGAAAAAACCTTTTCGTCACTCCAATCGTAAATGGGAAAATTATACTTCTTGCCATTCACCACATCGCCATGGCGGATGGATGATTGTCGGGCATCAGATCGCCTCTGGCCCCTAACAATTTCAGTCGCGCCCATAGCGTCAATGGCATGGAAAAGCGGAAGCCATACATTTTCAGCGCAGCAATTCAGATAAGACTGAACCAATGGAGCGTCACTTTTGAAGAACTGCCGCCCAAAAGAAGTATTATTCACAACAACAACATCAGAGGGATAGCCATTTTTGGCTATCTGGCTCGGTTGATCGCTTTTGATCTCAATAAAATTGGGCAGAACATTCTTCCATTTCTCCATGTAAGAAATGGTTTCTGGATATGCGGCGCCAGTATTAAGCCACACAACTGGCAAAGTATCCCACTCGGCTTTCAACAAATAAAGACAGGCTAAACTGTCTTTGCCGCCGGAAAATTGCAAAACTTTCATTAGAACAAAGCCGCCGCAGAGAGAAGGCCAGCAGCAGTGCCGCCGATTTGACTGACTGTTTGTCCAGCCCCCTGCGTCACTGCCTGTGTGCCAGATGTAGTGGTTGTCATTGGATTTGGGAAGAACCCAAGCGCCTGCTGCAAGATGCTAAGTTGTTCCAGCGGATAGCCGCGCTCTTCGGCAAACCGCTTATAGGTATCTTCAAGCCGGGCTTGTTCAAGCTGCTGCTGGGCGCCACCGGCGCCAAATAGGCCCTGGGCGCCTTGCGTAAGTGCCGCCTGCTCTGCGGCGCCTAGTTGCCCAAGTTGCCCCGCCGCCGCCAGCCTCTGCGCTTCCGCCTGCTGGGCTGCGGCAATGTCGCGGGCGCCCAGCCCGGCGGCAGTCTCAAACCCAGCAGATCGAAGCTGCGCCGCTGTGCGGGCTGATTGTTCCAAAGCCGCCCG